AAAGGCTTACCTAACGCTGTTCTCGGTGTAGACGTTGCGGCACGTATCGGTTTGAGTGACTTGTTGTTTAGAGAAAACCCAGTGCAACGTGACCAAGAGCCTATGGCTGAGATAATGGAGTTTATAGGTGGTCCTGTCTACAGCGTTGGTAACCGTACTCTTCGCGGTATTGAGGACATTCGCCAAGGCAATACACAGCGTGGTATTGAGCAGATGTTACCTTCGGCGTTTAGTAATGTATCTAAGGCACTGAGGTTTGCTACTGAAGGTGCTAACAGCCGTAGGGGTGACCCAATTATAGAAGACGTAGGGTATGGTTCTATAGCGGCACAAATGTTTGGTTTCTCCCCTGCTAAATACACCCGGCAACTGGAAATTAACTCCATCGAGAAGGGTAAAGAACGCGCAGTGAATGAGAAACGCACCTCGTTACTTCGGAAGTTTAACTTAGCCATAAACGAGGGTGATTCTGATACCGTAAATGACCTATTGGGTGAGATGCAGGAGTTTAGCCAAAGACACCCAGCTAACGCTATAACCGCTGATACTGTACGTAGGTCGAGGGCGCAGTTCAATAGGACTTCTGCTGAGATGCGTGGGGGTGTTCGGTACAGCAAAAAGTATATGTCCGAGTTCGAACAAAGTATGCGGGAATACGACGAGGAATAAAAAACCCCCGGGGGAGACCGGGGGTAAGGTACCAACTTAAGGAGAGTATCGACAGGGAGAGAGTCTGTCAAACAAATAGTATCACAATATCCGCCATATGCGTACTCCTAGGGTAGATTTTTCTATGGTGTGGCGGGTTTCTAACCCAATTTTTAACGTCTCAGAAACATCATCTAGTTGCCTGTATAAGTTGGGGTAGTCAATAACAGGGACAAAAACAGATGCCCCTATCGGGAAGTTATCCCAATCCACGATTATTAACACCCCGTCAGGGCTAAGATCAGATAACCTGATCCGCTTTTCTTTCCGCAAAGATCGCTTGGGCGGCAATTGTTTCTTCCCGTTCATCGTCCATAAAATGTGTGCAATCTAACACCCATACGTCAGTCGGTGGTAAGTTAACATGTGTGCCCTTACCTAACCGAACCTTCATTTTAGTAGCGCTAGTACGACCGTCCTTGAAATTTTCAATTACTCCCGAGTAGTTAATTTGGTGTTTTATGCACCAATCTTTAAATGGTTTAGGTAGTATATATAGGCGCTTGGTGTCATATTCATACCGCATAACCAACGTGCCTCTAGGTGAAGCTTCTGGCAAGCTCGCCTTCTCAATACCATTTGCGTCCCTACGAACATCTTGAGTGCTATCTATGCGCAACATGTTGTTGTAGTTCTCGGCGATGTAGTCGGTCAACGTATCTTCCACAGTACTACGCATACCCGCAGATATATCAAGGGCCTTAGCCAATAAGTCCTCAATTACCCAACGTGTCAGGTTCTTCATATCAAAGTCTACCAACCCTGCACGTTTTGCAAACATCAACCCGACAATAATACATGATGCCTGATTAGACCAGAATCGGTTTTCCGCTTTAAGCCCTGCGGCGATGTCAATTTTCTTCTGTACTTCTTGTAAGGTAGGAACAATCTCAGCTTGATGGTTCAACAAGTATTGGATGTATATTGGCCCTGCATGTCCGTAGTTTTCTTTTAACTCCGCAATAAGAATGTCAGTTTCCTCCTTCGTTGAGAACGCAATCATCGGTGCACGGTAACTCAATATACGTTGTGCCTCAGCTTTGGGCATAGACTTGTAGCTACTTATACGCTCTACCATATCGGTGTTTCCGGTAGTGCCCACCAATGTTCTCCACGGCTTACCACGGTACCGTTCCGCATTACCCCTAGATGACATACGGTTTCTTTGGCTTCCTGTTGGCACACCGTAACCGAAGTCGCTCAAATCTTTCGGTGCAGTATTGGTCATCTCATCGAAATATGCTACGACGTTTTTGTACACCTCTATACGGTTCATCTTTGAGTTCATGGTGTCTTTCTCATACATAACCATCGACTCAGGATTGCCCCATGCGGATGCTCCTGCGTACATAGCTGTAGTTTTCCCTAGCCCAGACTCTTTATGGTACAGGTGGAAGATAGACCCGTTGATAGGTGTAAATTCCATCAAGACCGAACCGAACGACAACCCTAGCATATACTGGTGCACCTCAAACCCGGGACGGTTGTAAAAGTTAAGGGCTTGTTTCCATGCTTCTAAAGTGCCCTGCGGTTTAAATACTGGGAATAGGTATGAAGTGCTAACTGATGGTGGGTTTACATCAATACGATCAGCCTTAATATCCATATTACCTACAATGAACGACTGTCTGTCGTCTGTCCACCCAAACTGACGGTGGGCTTCTTCAGATTCAACTTCCATCTGTAGCTTGTTTACCCATGCGGTTACGTAAGCCATAAGTTCCTCTATTTTAATCATTGCCACGCCATGCCTTGCCATAAAGTTACGGAACTCATCTCTAGCCATAACTGCCGTAAGCGGCATCGTAAACTCACGGACTCCATCTTTTGGTAAATGCAATCGCATTACCAATGACTCCCCACTATCGGGGTCGTTAATTCGTTTAACCACGTACAACGCGTTGTGGTATATAGGCACCTCAATCTCCTCGTCGTCTTTCGTAACAATTTTAAATATTGCACCGGAAGTACCTCGGCGGTAGGGTAATGGGTAACTAGGTATCACATACTCTTTCATTGGTTGTGGTGGTAAATCTCGCTCACTCGAATGGTCTATAACTACTATAGCTTCATCGGGGTTCCCTGCTAACTCTCTACCCAAAGATATAGGCGACTTTACCTTACCTAAATTCGGACATGATGGGCATATGCCGGGGTTGTACTCATCAAATTTTGCACATGTATATGGCCCTCTAATGTTGTTAACTTTCTGTGCAGTAGCTTCCTCAGAGTAATCAGGGTACCCTTCAGAAATTCGAGTAATAGCCCTATCCCTATCTTCACAGTACGACGCAATAGACAATCCTGCGCGCCACATTGGCTCAGACATATCCGCTTGGTTTTGAATTATGTACTTGAGTTGATCGCACCCTTCACCCTTAATAGTTTTCATTATGATGGTTTTGAATCTGCTCGTGTAGTTACCTACAAGCGCTTGCATAACTAAGTTTGCTTCCTGTGGGACATACGGTTTTCTCAGACTACTTAAAGGGCTCTCTCCTAGAATGTTTTTAAACACCTCAAATGGCATAGGGGCTACTGTGTTACCAATAAACGCTACATCTTTAGGTGGTACATCTTTATAGTTATGGGTGCCGGGCACCCGCAAAATACGTGATATGTCTGCGGTTACAACTGGGTCTGCATACAAGCTATGCTGTACACATAACTCTTTCAGTCGGTGTGCAACAGGTAACCACTCGTCCGCAGGTACATCACGGTCAATAGGCCAATATGCGTGTATACCACGTCCCGAGTTTACTAATACCGGTATTGGTAACTTCAGTTCTTTGCAGAACTCGCGAAGTGACTCCAATGCTTCAGATTGGGTTTCGTAATCCTTGCCTACACCACAATCGAGGTCGAGAAAGAAAGACCTGAGAAATTTTACGTTATCGTTTTTTCTTGAACCATCGGCATAAAATGTTGCCAGTGCAAAGTATGCATCTAACCCCTGTTGGTCGTATTCATATGCTTTGTTTAATGCTTCGTCGATACTTGTAAAAAATTTAGACTCTACTCTAGGTCTACTCCCCTCACTCTTCCCCTCGATTCCAGTTATGCAATAATAACCTTCTCCGCTTAGAACCACCCCCAAAAAATTTTTTGTTTCCATTATTTAGGGCCTCTCATTGTTGGGAAACGGGGGTCCATGTTACACGAAAAACAAACGCGCATAACACCTCCCCCACGGAACTGGTATCAATCGTCCCAATTATCAACGAGGGAACTAAGGTCAGTTTGCTCACTAGTAGCCGCAGGGGCGGATTTCTTTACCACCTTCGTTGGCTCTTTGACTTCTGGCTCTTTGACTTCTGGCTCGACTACTTTCGGTGCGGCAACTTTTACCGGAGCCTCAAGTACTGGAGCAGGAATTACCTTATCCATCTGTGAAACGTTAAGCGTTACTGCCTTAATAGCTTCAGGGTCTTCTATCATATCCAAGACCGCTTGTTGCTCTGCGTCATTCAATGGGCGCACTGCCTTGAACACAAGCTTCGGTGTTGGACTTGCGGTATCAAAACGCATCTCGGTCACTACTGTAACGATGTTGGTGTTATGCGCTTTGAGGTATTTACCGTACGCTTGCAGTGGCATCTTATCAGTAGTACCTTCACCGAAAATAGATGTGGCAGGGCAGGTGATTTGGTAAACCTCTTTCTTCTCGATATCACCTTCAACCATTAAAGCCAAACGTTGTTGGAAGCGGCAAGCGCGACCGTTCCCATTACCTGAGCCCTTAATGTTCTGGGTGCAATCCATACATCGGTTAGCTTGCTTCTGGTCTTGTGGTACTGAAGCATCAGGCTCACGGCTATCTGACGACCAACATGCGGGTTTTGCTACCTCACCTTCCTTATACGAACCAGCAAAGAACATACGTGATACAGGTGCGACACGAACTACCACCACATTCATAGCACGGTCTTCGTTCACATGATACTCTTTGCCGTTCAATACTTGGCGGAACGCCGAGCCTTTAATTGAGATACGACGATTAGTACCACCTCCACCCGCACTATTACTACCTGCGAGAACGTCGGTAAAGTCAGGTAGGTTGGCCAAACTAGCTACCAGTGAACTGCTCTTATTGCCAAATAAAGTTACGTCATTCATGAGTTATCTCTCCTTAGATATTTTCATTAACATCAAAATCCAGTTCAAGCTGAACGGGTAAGTTTTCCTGCATAGTAATTTCTTCGTCCATATCCGATGTTTCCGGCATGGTATCCTCTGGGCCATCATTGTTAGTCGTTAGTGCCTCGGTTACTAGGGGTATAGAAAAGCGGTATGTGTTGCCCACTTTAATATACGAATTGCGGGGGATATGCCCCTGTTTAACCCAAGCCCTTATCGTGTGTACGGTAACAAAAAAATGGCTCGCTACCTTATCAATAGGTACAAAAGCCCCGTCTATCATTGTTTATTTCTCCTTACAGTTACAGAATATTCGGCATCGCAATTCAGACCCGGAGGCAGTAGGTCAGGATGCTCGGTTAAAAATGTCTCCATATTTCCTTGATGTATGCGCTTCTCGTACAGCTCAGGAACTTGATGTTCTAAAATAAACTGGTTCATAGATCCCCAATCTGCTGTGGTATAACGGCGTTTAGTGGTGCGGTAAAACGAACCCTCTGCGGTCTTTACACTCTCTAGGTTTTGGTCTTTACAGTACGCCAATAGTGCATCTTTGACCTGCTTCATCTGACCAACACTTGCGTCTTCCTGTTTTTTAAACTCTTGCATCATCGTGGTGTGGTGGTCACGCATCTTGATGTACACCTTGACTAGCTTATCGACTGGGATAGTACTCTCGTTATCCATCTCTCTCTCCTTTGGAACTACATTATTTATATGGTTTATGTATTATAACAACAAATCTTTATATAAGTCAATCATTTTTGAATGAACGTCAATTTTATTGTCAAGTAATGAATATACATGGCGTTCTACGGAAGAACCTTGCAATTGGAACACTGTGCTTGGGTGCCTTTGTCCTGACCTATGTACCCGTGCATTTGCCTGAGCGTATGTTTCCAAAGACGGTACTGGGCCCCACCACACCACTGTATTCGCCGCAGTAAGTGTCACCCCGTGTGCCGCAGATTGGGGTTGTATTATAAGCACCCGAGGGTTTGGGGTTGTCTGGAACGAATTAAATATTTGGGTGCGTTTATTAACTGGCACGTCACCCGATATGACTTCGGTAGTTATACCATCTGCGGTAAGGCGTTCTTTTAGTATACCGATAACGTGCTTAAAAGGCACGAACACTAATATTTTCTGGCTAGCTTCCTCGATAACTTCAATCAGTGCGTTGTACCTGTTCTTAATGTCAAACTCGATTGTCTCCTTGTTGTCTGAGTACACCGCACCACATGATATTTGGAGTAACTTACTCATCGCTACTGCGGCATTCACCGCCGTTATTTCTTCTCCCGCCGCTTGCATAATCATCTGGGTGCGTAAAAGTTTGTAGTACTTCTCCTGTTGTTTAGTCATAGCTACTTCACGTTTAACATAGGTCATTTCCGGCAAGTCAAGGCACTCGTCTTTGGTAAACCTAATTGCGGGCTGTAGCGCATTAAACACAATTGTAGAAGCGGAGTCTTTAGGTATCCATCGGAAGGCGCTAACTTTGTACATAACCATGTCTTTAAATGCTGATGCAAACTTAGGCACCCCACTAGGGTTAACCAACTTAGCTATACCGAATGCGTCAACTGGCGACTGCGCCGCAGGAGTACCTGTGAGCATCCATAACCATGTGCTTGGGATTAGCAAGCTGTGCAAAACTTTCCACCGTTTTGCTTGGGCATTT